GTGAAGCCTTGCACCCCATCAGTTTCGACGATAGCAGCAAACCTCGCAATAATAGTTATTGGAGTACTGAAAGTGAGTTCCAATACGGTTTGAGCATTGCCTTCAAACTCAAGCGCCTGACGACGCTTAAGCTCGTAGAGCATAGCCCCATGACCGCGGTTTCTCTCAAATCTTCCAGTGTTGCCCACTGCTTCGCCAAGGCCACCAACTTGTGCATCGTCATACTGCATGTAGGTCACAGTGCCGCCAATAGAATCAGCTGCACTGGTGTCCTCAAAAGCAATACCACCTGCGACAAGACGGGCGCCAACTTCAGAGATAAAAGATCGCAGGACGATCCACGTAGTGCCGTTGTGAGTTTCCAATTGCACTTTGTAGTCGCCTGTAGGCTCATCAGAGATCTTTGAAAAGATCATTCTGAGAGCTTTACAATCCACGAGCCCGGCTTCGTAACCAATCTTGGATACATGAGCCGTTAAGAAAGAGTCAGGGATCGGCACAGCAGGCGAGGCAAATGGATTGGCCATAGCCGCCACGTACCGCGCTTGAGCTGCATGCCCAGCGTTGACAAATTCCAGACGATTGTTGGGGGTACTTACGGGTCCCCCGTTCCTAACATTATTCTTCTTACTTGTGTTATTCATTTTAACACAAGAGCGACAGCCAGCTAACAGCGTCTAGCAAGTCTAACCTAACTCGTTGTTCAAATTCACCTACAATTGCAGGATTGAAATCAAAAGCTCTACAATAACTCAAGAGACTTTGATTGGAATAATCACCCGGAACAACCGGCAATTTCTCCAAGTCCCCTTGCTTCATCCAGTAAGCTAATCCTCCCTGTAACTCGCCCTCTAGTCTATCCTTCCCCATGGCACTCAGAGCTTCGTAGAAAACTCCGACTAAGGGGCAAGCTGCGTACAGAGAGAGACCACACATGCCGACATCTTTCAAATAGTTGTCATAATGTGCTACGCCTCTGGTTGATATGGCTATCATATCCTTAAACACACTTATTGGTTTTCTAACCATCATCCATCCCATATCGAGATGAACTGGTTTCATCTGACAAAACTCAATATGCTCAACTAAGTAAACTGGTGGTTCAGCTACCATGTTGAACCCGTAAGCGACAAAGAACAAGTCAAAACCATCCAAGAATCTTGGTAGTTCCTTCAAATCCATAATCGCTACTGAGTCATC